CATATAGATTAGTATGACAGAGCCTGGAGACCACCAGTGTATCAATGATCTCTGTGTGCTTACTAGGTGTCCACCCCAAGATCTTCTTTAGTACAGGCAGATCATAACCAATAAGATTATGTCCAGTGATAGACTTAGCAGAACTCATGATCTCTAGTGCATCTTCAAGACAATCATACGGCTCTTGATTAGCAAAGACTTGTCCTGCTTCAGCTTCAACTACAGACATACCTATACAATGTATTTTAGTAACAGTAGGAAGTAGTCCATCTGTTTCTAAGTCTACTATTAAATCTAGGTCACTCATTGTTTTGGCTCCTGATTAAAAACACTACGAGAAGGTTCTAGTTTAGAAATCCTCTTGTCCATCTGATCTATTCTGTGCCACTGAACTTGTTGCACATTCTTTAAGTCTTCCTGTAGTTGTGTCATAGAATAAACTTCCTGCAAGTCCTGTAGATGAGCCTTTATATCTTGCCTTAAGTACTCTAACAGAGGTCTCACCGTCCTGCTGCTGGTCTCGTTCAAGTCCAATGACGAAATCACTGAGTTGAGCAATACTTCCTGACCCTCTAAGATCTGAGAGATTGACTTGTTTGCCATCTTCATGCCCCTTTCCTTGTTGTGGTCTCTTTAGGTGAGAGACAATGAACATCCCGATATTAAGCTCTTCAACTAATGACCTAAGCTGCGTCATTATGTTGTCTATCAACCGTCTTTCATCTCCACCTTCAATTCCACTGACCATAATACTGAGATGATCAAGCACAAACCAAGAAACATTACAGGAGTGAACGAGATAACGAATGCGACTAACCAGAACATCAACATCTACACTACCCCAATGATCATACAGGTATAATCTGTTATCTGCAAATACCTTCTCCCATATATGTCTCTTAAATTCTTCATCTAAATCCTTTTCTAAATGTAGCATCATGTTAGCTTCAATAGACATGAAATCTATGGCAGCCTGTCTAACAGATTCTTCCAATGCAATATAACCCACAGTCTCACCTTGAGAGAGGAAGTAAGCAGCAATTTCTTTAACAGCTGTAGATTTACCTGCACCAGTACCTGCACAGAATGTAACAATCTCACCTTTTCGTGCTCCTAAAGTTTTAGCATTAAGTTCCTTCCAAGGATAGTCATGATCACTAGCAGTCATAGGACAGTTAACTAAGTCCCATGTATCAGAGCCAGCAATGATACCATCTGGTCTATAAACTCTAGCTCTCCATATAGCATCAACTACTTCTGCAGTTCCTTCTTCACACAGTAGCTCACTCGCATCCTTCTTTCCCAGTCTAGCGATCTTGCATCTTCCTGGTGGGAAAAGTTCTGCCACTTGTACAGCTGCTTTCTGACCTGAAGGATCCATGTCAAACATAAGTATGGTCTCATCAAACCCCAACAACCACTCAAGGTTCTTAGCCACAGTCTTCTTAGCTGACTTGTCACCACTGGGAATAGAGACCACAGGCCACATACAGTTCTGAGCTTCTGCAATACTAAGTGCATCTAATTCTCCTGTAGTTATACATATCTTCTTACCGTCATTCCACAAGTGCTTACCCCATAGGCCAGAGCAGTCACCTATGGTACGGAACTCTTTATTCTTAAATCTAATCTTCTGCCCTACAACTACACCGTCTTGTATAAATGATGCTAGATGAGCTAACTTACCTTCATACTTTCCTATCTTGTACCCATACTTCCTGCATGTAGATTCCGATATTTTTCTCTTTGATATTTCTTTGAACTCTCCTCCAACTGGAGTGAAAGACCCCTTATTCTTTGGTGACTTGTTTCTAGGAATGACAGGAGAGCCACTATCACTATGCTCATAATGATCACAGTCAATACTAAAACAGAATGCGTGTCCATCGTCATACCTCGCTAAGTTATCTTTAGATCCACAGGAAGGACAAGGCTCATGTCTTAGGCAGACACTCTCTGAGCCAACTGTCTGGTATGCTTCCTTTGGAAAAGCTAAATCCATGTTTTGTACACCAGTCTCCATATGTTGTCTTAGCTCCCTTGTATAGTTTTTGATCTGGGTTAGTGAAGACAAATCTTATATCTAACTCAGGGTGTTGCTCCTTGATCAGAAGGTGTTTAGACCTGTCTGATCCAAGGAACCTACCCTTTGTTTCTATATACATCTTTACAGCTTGACCCTTGATAATAAAATCAGGAGTATAAGTTCTTTTGAGAGGAGTAAAAGGGATACGTTCAGACTCATACTCCCACCTAACTTTGGCAGAGTTAAGTTGTTCTCCTACTGAAGCCTCAAGACCTGAACGATACCCTTCTACCATACCTCTCTGCATCTGGCTCTTAGAAATCTTCTTCTTCATCTTCATCTACTGCTTCCTCTGAAACTTTAAATTCATCTTTAGGTGATACATAGCTACCCTTCTCTTCACCCCAGTTAGTACCATCAGCTTTAGACTCGTACTCTACAAGGTCAAGGACTCGTACTTTCTTCATTCTCAAACTAACACCACCACCCATAGCATCATAAGGGATAGCCTCATATTGTACTTGAAGTTTACTACCACCACCTATTGCAGCCATTACTCTATTACCATCAGAGTCAACCAGGATAGGCTTTTGATCCCACTCATCGCCACCTTTAGTTTTAACATGAGCTTTCATCTTAAAGTTAGCAACGTACTGACCTGTCTTTTCACCCTGATCATCTAGCTCAGGCTTGATAGGATTGTTAGCACCACCATTCATCAGGGGCTTAACAATGTCACTAATCTTTTTAGTTGCAGCTTTGTCAAAGATAAGTTTTACTGAGAATACACCATCAGCATCAAACTTAGTGTCTGCTTTGTTCAACCAAGGGTATACTGCAATTCCTGCTGGTGATACATGGGTGTCAAACTTCTGCTTTGCCATTATAGTTCTCCTTTGATGTAGCGTTCTGCTCCCCCAAATTCAGGAACCTTTGTGCGTTTGCACTCTTCTCTCATTGTGTCTACCATCATCATTACATCTGTGATACTGTACTTATGTTGAAGCTTATTGTTATACAAACAATTAAACACACTAAGAATTATAGCGTGTCTTTCTGCCTTACTAAAGTTATGTAAAGAATCTACTACTGCCATCATTCCTGCTGACACATTCTTTACACTTGAATTAGCTAAAAAAGAACTCTGCATTTTTTACGTCCTCAATGTTTAACTTACCATACTCAGGAAGACTAGGCAAATCTAAGTCTCCCTGCTCTTCCATAAATTTTTTCAGTATATCTTCTTTGTATATTTCTACAAAGGTTTCTCTGAGTACTGTACCTAGTTGTTCTATGTCACAAGCATGAGTACCAAAGGAGTCATGGACTACAGCATAAGATTCAATACCATGATTATCTCTAGCACTGACTATAGTTTTCATAAGGTGACAGGCATCTAAGCTATGAACAAAGTTAGGTGCAATACCATTGACTTGTCTAAAGCTGTGCATCTTTTCTGCATCACTACTTCCTGCATAGAGTGAAGCCATACGTCCATTTATGATAGTCTTAATTTCTTTTACTATTGACCTAATGTACTTCTGTTTAACTACAAACCCTGTAGGTAGTGTCCAGTAGATAGGTCTCTTCAACTTGTTAGAAGCTTTAGCTACATCCTGTAGCCACTTCATGCCTAATCTAGAAGATATAACAACTCTTCCAATAGCTTCATAGATATGAAAAGCCAGATATTTACAATGAGGCCACATATCACTACTGCTATCAATACCTGGAAATACCACTCCTTTGTCCAACTGCTTTTTAAGTTCTTCATGTATTTGATCTCTCATACCATATAGTGTAGCACCATAAGGAGTAGTCATTACTGGGCGTTTAACCAAGGCACGAGAAAGACAACCACCGCTACCCCATATATTAAACTCAGGATTATTGTCAAGCACCATTCCGTTTTCTGCTTCTCTTCTGACAATTTCATAGATGTCCTCTGGTTGCTCATGATTAATAAGATTAGTTGCAGCTCCACCAATGTCATCTCTAAGCATAGCAGAGAAATGCTGGAGACCATTA